GTTTGCCGCAGCATTGATAACGTAATACGTTGTAGCCGCCACGAGCGGTGCGGGCAACGTGGTTGTAGCCGACACCTGCACTGGCGTTCCGTTTGCGTATCCGTGCGCGTTGCTAGTAAATGTTTCCGTACCCGTATTGACAGCACTAATTGTCTTTGTCGTGCTATATGCAGATGGCGTTCCCGGTGTCAGCGTAGCCGCATTGGTGTGAAAACGCATGTAATACTCGCCCAACTCAAGCACCATTGTCTGCGTAGTGCTGTAAGTGAACGAAATCAAGCGCGTCTTCTTCGTGCTGTCCTTGACTTCCTTGACAAACTCCGTACCAGGCCGATTGTCGGCCGCCCCCTGCGGCATGGCAATAAAGTTCTTCATTCGGGCAAGGCCCGTCTGAAATTTTGTATCGTCAATGCGACCGAACATGTCCGGGGAAATCTCGCCGCCGGCAAAGGAACGGTAGTAGGTACGGGTGTTTGGCATGTCTTACCTTCCCGAAATCCAGGGCGTCACAATGTCAGGCTTGGAGTTGCGCTGGTTTGCATCTGACGCGGTGGCCTTCTGCAAGTAGCCCATCATCATTTGCGTCATGCGCTTGGCTTCCGCCGCGCCCGCGTCACCCTTTATGATCGGGCCGGCAAGCATAGACGCCAAGTGGTACGACAGCGTCATCACGAACAGCGGAGAGAACTGCGTCGGGTCGGTGATGTGCGCCGTGTAGCGCAAGACCGCGTTCTCCTGGTTGGTGTAAATGACCTGCGTCCCGTTGTCCAGGGTTTCAAGCGTGTACGGCTGCGGCGAATAGCGACCAGCAGCAATCATCGGGGAATAGTTGTGCGCAAAGTTCGGCGTGTCAGTAGGTGAAAACTTTGTGGAGTAGTCATCTGCCGCGTCAGCGGGCAGCACCGAGATCAGGTTGTTCGCATCGCTAGGAACGGCATAGGCGTACAGCCATTCCGGCCAGGTGCTGGTCAAGGAAGCAAGCACCACGCGGCGCATGGTGAAGTTCCAGTAGTGCATCTCGAGGAGGCTGTCCACCGCAATGGGGTAGAACCTGGCGCAATGCTCGGATTGCGCCGACCCTTCGGGCGGGTCAATGCTTGACACGGTCGCCGTGTCGCCGAGATGAGCAAGAGCAAGATTGCAGATTTCAACCGCTGATGGCATAACCGCCTCCTAGTGAAATGAGGGGAGCCGTGGTTTCCCGACGGCTCCCCTCGTTGCGCTTCACTTCACAGGACTCAAGCTCCGTCCGTGTCCTTGGTCATCTTGGGCCGACCGGGCTTGCGCTTCGGGGCTTCCATGACCGCAACAGTCGATTCCGATTCCCACGAGCCACCATCAACAATCTCGACGTTGGCATTGTGAGGACCGTTGTATTCAAACACCTCGCCCGTATCGCGGACTTGGTTGTCGATGAAACACTTTGCTGTTGCTCGGACTCGCATGGATTAAATCCTTATCAGAGAACCGTGATTGCAGACGGATAGAACTTCTGGCCGTCCTGGATGTCAGTCACGATATCGCACTGCACCTTGACAGCACCAACGGTGCCGGACACGGTGAAGTAAGCAGACATTCAACGCTGACCCTTAGACGCGATGATCGGGGGCAGGCGCAGAACAATCTGCGTACCACCCTTGTAGACCGTCGTGCCAAGAGCAGTCGTTCCGGCCGAGGTCGGAGCAATCAGCGTGGTTGCAACATACGCCGCGCTTGACACGAGCGTAGTCGGGCTAGACATGGCTTCTGCGGCGGAAGACTGAATTGAGAACGTCACGGTTCCCGAATTAGTTCCGGTCGTAGTCACCGTGAACACGGCGTAGATATCCTTACCCTCACCGATTTCTCGGGCCTGGGAAAGATCAACGACGTTTTCGCTGACGCGGCTGGCAGTGATGGCCGAGCCGGAGTTTTCGAGCTGAAAGAGCTTGTCAGAAATCATTGGAGTGGTTTCCTTTCTTTATCGTTCCAATTAGGAAACGACCGCTTCAGTGTTGAGGATGGAGTCAACGCGACGCAGCGGAACTCCGAGGAACGACAGCCAGCTGTACGGGGTGCCGAACTGCGAGAGGCCATCGTTGACCTTGAGGACGTACTGGCTCTTATCGAGCGCAGCAACCGACAGACCGCTGTGGACGGTACGGTTCATGTAGAAGGCAGCGCGGCCCATCGACATGTTCGGGATGCGATACAGAGCGCGAGCCATCAGCTTGATGAGCGCGGTCGAATCGCCAGCCTCCTGGGTGCCAGTCTGACCGACGAGGTCTTCGACGTTGATGTTGCAGATGCGCACAACGTAACGCCAATCCTTCACGACCAGGCCGTTCTTCCACTGGTAGCGAGTGGCATACGCCGGGAGGCGGGTGCCATCGCTGTTGTAGACGGTCTGCTCGCCAAGGTCCTCATGGATCAGGCCAGCCTTGCTGCCCTTGGGGAAGGTGCAGTACACGGTGTTGTCGCCCCACACAACCAGGTACACCGAGGTGTTCTTGGTTGCATCAGAACCAGCCGCGTTGATGATGTTCTGGGCATTGCCTGCGCCGGAAATCGCCGAGTAACGCGGAGCAAGACCAAGGAACGACTTCGGATCTGCGGCGGTGTTGCCGTAGAACAGGGTCGTGGCCTGGGTCTGGTTCATGGCCTCAAGGAACGCCGTGTCTTCGGACAGACGGAACTGAGCCGTGTTGCCGTTGAGCATGGCGAGGTCCTTGTCGACTTCGCTGCGAGCTTCGAGGATGCCGCAAGCCTCATCGACCTGCGCGGTCGTGGACTTGGTGCTGGGGATACCCTGGTTGAGCGCACGCCAGTACACGGTCGGAAGACCAGTACGAATGACCACGCGCTCGCCAGTCGGCAGGTTGCCTTCCTTGAACACGCAGTCTTCCAGGATTTCGTTGCTCTGCGAGAGCAGTTCGGCGATGACCGGGATACGGCCATCCGGATCGGTGCGCTTCGCCCAGTCGGCGAGGGTCAGATTGCTAGTGCTGAGAGTTGCCATTTTGTTGGCTCCTTATGTTGGTGAATCAAGACTGATTGGAATAGAGGGCTGCCGCTGCGCCAGCAAAGTCCATCGGCCCGTTCGACTTTGCAGTCGTAGAACCCGTGGATGGCCCGACGTAGCGATCCTCACTAATTGCCTTCCCTGCCCTGAACATGAACCGGATTACTTCCGGGTGATTGCCCAGGCCAGAGTCGTTGAGCAGCGAACGCAGCTCGGCGGTGCCGAACGTGTCAAGTGCCTTCTTCGCAACCGAAAGGTTCTCAGTGATCTTGTCACCACCGAATTCCTTGTCGGCCTTTGAAGATTCCGCCCACTGCGAGCGGACTGCCTCAACCTGTGCTGCCTGCCGCGTGCCGATCTTTTCGGACATTGCGGTAAGCATCTTCTGCGCGGCATCTTGGGTCAGGTTCAATTCCTTGGCAACCTCCGAGAACGCTTGCACGGTCTCGGCGTCGAGCTGCTTGCCCTCAGGGGCCTTGAACTCGTACTTCTCCGGCGCGCCTTCCGGCTTCGCCTGCTCGGTTGCCTCCGGCTTGCCAGTATCGGCCGACTCCGCGGCTTGCTGGTCCTGGGCCTTCGGTGCTTGCTGCTGTTCCCCGTAAAGTGCCTCGGCCGTCGCCGTTGCGCTCTTCGGGGCTTCAGATGCCGGGATGCCGTTATTGTTCGTTGGGGCTTCCGTCATCGTTGGTTCGGTCATTGGTTTGCTCCTTCATCATGGTTGGGTACAACTCTGGGCAGAGAGCGTGAACCTGTGAGAGAGTGCGGAGTCCGTAGTTCCTGTTGCCCTCGGCGAAAGCCATTGCCATCGCGTTGGTGTTGAAAGACGAACGAAACACTCCTGCTTGGTCCAGTAGCCGCCATACGACTCGGCGACCTCGCTTGCTGCTCATCAACCATCGAATGTCCGACTCCTCGCTTTCGCGTTCAAGCTTGTCGCGCATGGCACGGTTAGCCTGGATGCGCTCCTGACCGCGAATATCGAGCGGGTCGTGTGTACTCATCGGGGGAATCTATCGACTCGTCAAACGCCTATGGGTCCCATTAGGCAAGGCGAGTCAGCTTGTAAAGCGTTGAGGAGATCAGGGTGCAGATCGTGTCGATCTCGTTTTGGATATGACTCTCCGTACCCATGACCATGCGGTCGGCCTCGAGGTACTCGTAGACCTTCTGCACTTCAGCGAGGGGAGTCGGGGCCATTTCAAATGCGCCAGGGCCAAACTTAAGCTTCTCGCCCGTGCAACCCATCCACGCCTCCGCAAGACCGTCAACGGCCTCGCGCAGCGGTTCGTACACGCTCAGAGCGTTGTGGGCGGCGTAGCTGCCCGGACCCTCCACCATCAGGTGGTGCATGTGAATCGCGTTCGCGCAGTGCATGAGGCGCGAGATAAAGGCCGATGCGCCGGCGGCGTCGCCCTTAGATTCGGGACCGTAAAGAAGCGTCATTGCCTTTGCCATGTGTCAGACCTCTACTGCGGAAGGGGAGTTGTAACCGGAGAACATGTTCATTACGTCAGTCAGGGCATTCTGCTGGCCTCCGGTCGGAGCCTGCGCCATGTTCTTGACGGTCTGCGAATTCTGCTGCATGGCAGCGGCCTGAGCCTGCGCCGCCTGCGCCTTGGCTCGAGCGTCGCGCACCATTGCCACGTTCTTGTCGGCAATGATGAGGCTGGGGTCCACGCCAAGCATGTCGCTGTAGATGTCGGCCCACTGGTCGGCATCGAACTTGTCCAAGACATCCGGCTTGAACGCGGCCACCGCGCCAAGGTTGCCCACGAATCGGTCCACGCTGTTGGTGCCGATGGCACGCTGCGCCTGGGCAAGCATGGACACAAACTCCACCGACAGATCCATGCCCTGCAATTCCTCGGGGGCAGGCGGGATCAGGCCGGCAGTAACCATGTGGGTGAACGTGCTGTCAATCAGCGGGTCCAGCAGTTCGTTGTGCAGGCGCTCAAGGACCGGGCCAAGCATCAGCAGCTTCTCCTCATGCCGCTCAGCCACCTCGGTCGCGGTCATGCGCGTGTCCGTGGCATTGGCAAGCATCAGGAACAGGTCGGCGTAGAACGCACCACGCACGCGCTCGCGGCAGTCCTGGATGTCAAACAGCAAATGCTGAAGATTCAGGTTGACATCGAACGCCGTGCGGATGGGCTGCGAAGTGCCGTCCACGAAAGTGACGCCACCAGGCAGCATCTCCACATCGCGGTTCTTCATGGAGATCGGGACCTGAAGCGGCGGCTTGGTCTGGTAGTCGATGACCTGCGCCTTGCGAAGCTGCTCGTGCTGCAGCTGCTTGATGTCGCCAAGGGCTTCCATGCCAGGGCTGTTGCCGTAGATGTCGCCGCCGGCGGTTGCCCACCGGGGAACAAGGCACGGGAAATGCTGGAATCCGCCGACGCGCAGGAACTTGTCATGCTCGCCGCCGACCTCAAAATACCAGGAACCGAACGGCATGTTCTTGCTGTCGCGCTTCTTGATGTCGCGGTCGGCACGCGGCTCAATGGCGTGGATAATGGGAATCCACTTGTCTAGGTTGCCGCGGTCATACATGCTCTTGACCGTGTTGGAACAGTTGTCGTAACCAAACTCCTTCACGATCTCGCCGACGGTCTTTTCAAACTCCCGGTACAACGTGCAGACGCGGCCCTGATAATCGGCGGCGATGCAGTATTCGCCCGTGGTCACGGGGTAGTGATGCACCACGTTCTTGAAGTCGGGCAGCATGATGCTCGCCGCCGTGCCGAAGCAGCCCAGTTCCTCGTACATCTGATGCAGGGCGCGGTAGGTGTTTGACCTCTGAAACACCGCCTGCATCCGCTTGGTCACATCGTCCAGCCACATCTTCACGGGCTGGTACGAGTTGAGCTGCGGGTCAGCGGTGGCAAGTCGAAACCACGGGCGAGCGGGCGAGGTCGCTCCGGCCATCATGCCGGCCCCGAGCGTTCGCAGCGCCCGCGTGCCCGTGTTGTCGTAGATGTTGTTGTGCCGACGCCATCCCTTGTCGCGGTCCTGCCGGAAGTAACGGCCGTTGCGCGGAAGGATGTAGGTGGTCAGTTCCTGATAGTGCGCCCACCAGGTGGCGCGTTCGGTCTTGAGCTGACCCCAGCGGGTGAACAACTGGTCCCGCTTGGGTGCGCCCGGATACGAACCTCCGTCACCTGTGTATTGGCTCATTGATTACTGCCCAAGAAGGGTTGACTTGCCAAGCGAGAGCGTGTTCGGGTTGACGCCACCCGTTCCGGTGAGCATCGTGTTCGGAGCGGGCGTGCCAGCATTAGCCATAAGCGTGGCAACGTCGGCTTCCTTGCGGTTAGCGGCAGCCTGGGCCTGCTGGCTTGTGCGCTGCTCGCTTGCTGCGCGACCAAGGGCCGCTGCCTGCGCTTTCTTCTGCTGCTCACGCGCTCTGTTCTGCGCGTCGTTTGCACTGACTGCGCCATAAGCGGTTGCGCCTGCGCCAGCTGCTGCGGCGGCTGCCATTGCAACAAGTGCTGTCGTTGTGCTAATTGCCATGTCTATGTTCCTTTGAAATACTGCGTTTCCGATTTGGCGTATCCAAAACGAGTTAGCATTCGTTCGACGTTTGGTCCATGATCCATTTCAAGCGACGCCATGAACATGCATTCGGCGTTGTTTTCTTTTGCCCAATCCTCGTATGCCTTCAACAAACGAAACGCAATTGGAGTGTTTCGGGCATGAGGCTCAACCCACCAGGCAAGTTCGGATGCCATCATGCGTGATGGCGCAAACCAAACTGGACCGATTACCGCAACAAACATTGCAACCAATTCGCCGTCAACATCCGCAACAAATACGCCAAACATCGGCGTGTCAACAATCATGCGAGATTGAGCGACAAGCTCTTCTTCGTTCGGCTCCATCAGAACGCCGTGCGGCGCGTACCTGATGAAATGCCGTGCCATCCGAACCAACGATGGAATGTCATCCTGCGTTGCTCGTCGAATGCACGACATACGCGCAACCGTACCCCTCGGCTTGCCGCCTATGGGTCCCTCA